ATTCATATTAAAGAACAAACATGGTCAGCCGTATCTTCAGTAAACATCAATGACATTTTTAGTTCAACTTATACCCATTACAAAATCATTATGACTTATTCCTCTTCCGCTGGAGATAGTGAATTGTCAATGAGATACAGAGTTTCAGGTGCTGACGACACTAGTGCCAATTATCAGAATCAAAGATTGATTGTTGATGCGGCAAATACACCAGCAGCAAATCGATCAGCAGGTGCAACTTCAAACAGGTTTGCAATTCAAAACACTAACGAAAATGTTATTGAAGCAACAATTTTTAACCCGTTTTTGGCTGCAAGAACTTATTATTCTTCTGAAGGCAGTTATGTTAATGCTGAAGGTACTGGAGAAACTCGTCTAGTTATTTATGGCGGAACTTTTAGAAACTCAACTTCATTTACAGGAATGACTTTAATTCCTGGATCTGGCACAACTACTGGAAAAATCAATGTGTGGGGGTATAAGGCATAATGACTAAAACAATTTATTTTAATGAAGATGGCGAAAAGCGTGAAGCAACTGAGGCAGAAATTGCTCAATTGTTAATTGACCAAGAAGATGCAAAAGCCAAGCAATTAGCAGAAAAGGTTCAGGCTGAGGCAAAGGCTGAGGCAAAGGCTGAATTACTTGCTCGCTTAGGCATTACTGCTGAAGAAGCGCAACTGCTACTTTCTTAAATGAAACCCTGGCTTAGCAAATCTGCAGTTCAATTACGGGAGCAAATTGATGACTGTTTTCCAGATCGCGATCGTTCTTCTGATGGTTGGATTGGCGACGCTAGGCATGCTACAAAACCGAGCGACCATAATCCTAGCAATACGGGTGTGGTTCGGGCTATCGATGTGGACAAAGATTTAAACAAGATTAAAACTCTTAGCCTGGATCTATTTGAACAGCTGAGATTATTTGCAAAAGCAGATAAGACCAAACGCATCACTTACATAATCCATAATGGTAAAATATGTTCTGCTAAAGGGAACTGGAAATATAGGGCTTACACAGGCTATAACCCACATAAAGCACATATCCACATTTCTTTTAGCCCTGCGGGAGATCAGGACAGTTCGTTTTTCGACATCCCACTTCTCGGAGGTAAAGTATGAAACTATCAAAGAAACACAAAGCAGCAATCAAGTCCTACCTAAGAGCTGTTGCAGCTGGTGGCATCACAGTTGCCCTTGCAATCGTTGGCGATGTAAAGCCTGAATACGCAGTATTGCTTGGTGCAATAATTGCTCCTCTCATCAAGGCGATCGATCCTAAAGAAAAAGAATTTGGCATTACGACTGAATTATGAGCCAGTCAGAATTCTTTACTCTTTACTTTGCAACCATCGGTGTAATCGGTGGCTTTGCTAGTTATGTCATCACTCATTTAATGGCTGAAATTAAACGCCTCAATGAGCGTGTCGATGAGATCTATAACATACTCCTAGAGCGATAATTTAAAACATGGCAAACACACGCAAGAAGCAAGCACCTCGCAAAAAAGTTGCTAAGAAGCGGATTGTGCGTAAGTCGCCAGAGCCATTAACCAAATTAGACGTATTTTATGCATCACTGCATGAATGCTACAAAGCAGCTCGTAAGGCTGGTTTTAGTGAAGGCGTTGCACTTTGGATGATGCAAGACAGAATCCTTCCCGACTGGATTGTCGGCGATGGTGCGATCATTCCTTCGATTGATCCGACTGAAGAAGATGAGGATTTAGATTAAGCGATACTTGGTCATTTCAGATTTGCAGATTCCATATCATCATGAAGCAGCTGTAAAGAATGTCATCAAGTTAGCAAGACGGGAGAAGTTCGACAGTGTACTTAACGTTGGCGATGAAATTGATTTTCAGACTATTAGCCGATGGGCTGAGAAAACACCTTTGGCTTATGAGCAGACTTTACATCGCGATCGTGAACTTACTCAGTCGATACTCTGGGATCTCACCGAGCACGCTAGAGAGGCTCATATTGTCCGCTCTAATCATACTGATCGCCTATACAACACTCTTTTAAAAGTACCTGGCTTAATCAGCCTTCCAGAATTGCAGTACGAAAAGTTCATGGACTTTGCCACAATGGGCATTACATTCCACAAGACCTTTTACGAGTTTGAAAAGGGCTGGTTGCTTGGTCATGGCGATGAAGGAAACACCAATCCCAACGCAGGCTTAACTGCCCTTAATTTGGCCAAGAAGGTGGGTAAGAGCGTTTTAATAGGCCACACCCATAAACTAGGGCTATCTTCGTTCTCAGAGGGCTTAGGAGGCCATTACAGGACGATTTACGGCATAGAGGCCGGTAATCTAATGAACAAAGCCAAAGCCTCATACACAAAAGGAATTGCCAACTGGCAGATGGGCATTGTAATCCTCGACTGGGATGGTAAGAATATGACCCCTACGTTAATTCCTATCAATAAAGACGGTAGTTTCACAGCTCTCGGAAAGTCTTATGTCTAGGGAAACTGACTACAAGCCACGCACAATCGATGAGCATATCGATGTCATTGATAACAGTATTGTTATCTAACACGCCCATTAGCAGATTGATCAGATCCCACCTTTAGAGGATATTTCTCTTATCGGAAACAACCAATCCGATAGGGAGCAAAAAATGAAAGATACAAAATGCGAATGGTGCAAGGGAACAACTAGAGGCGATACATGCCCTAAGTCGCTTGTTTGCCCATCATGTAATGCAGCAGCTGGTGCGAATTGCAAACGACCATCAGGTCATACTTGCCCAGAGTTGCACAAAGACAGAGTAAATGCCGCTTATGCAATTGATGATGCAAATGATTTTGATTGGAAATTAGCGTATGCAGATCAGTTGGTGAATGCATGAAACTAGAAACAAATACCAGGGAAATGGCTCTGGAATATGCAGATCGTGGATGGGCAGTAATGCCTCTACTACCTAACAAAAAAGATCCACATTTTGACCTATGCCGTAGAGCATATCTATCAGCTACATCAGATCATAAACTTATCAATTTTTGGTTTGATTATGATGCAAATATCAACATCGGTATAGCCTGTTCAACTTCTGGGCTAGTCGTATTTGATATTGATTATCGTAATGGTGGCGAATTGTTAAAAGAGTTTGCGCCAACCTACACAGTCAAAACTGGCGATGGATTGCATCTTTACTATGCAACAAGTCCAGCAGCTGTTTATCGTGGCAAGTTAGCCGATGGCATAGATATTAAATATAAAGGCTATGTCGCAGCTGCGCCTTCGATACATCCGTCAGGTGCTAGATATACAGTTATCGATGACAGAAATCCTGTTGCAGTACCAAAACAGATTTGGGAGTGGGCAACTAAATGAGTGAATTAAGTGATCAAGCGGCATTAACCATCATTATCGTTGGTGGCTTCAGTTTTATGTTTTTAATGATTTGGTTAGATGATCGTAAGAATCGCAAATGGGATGAAGCATGGCGTGCTGGTTATGAACAAGGCATGAAAGTAGTGAACAGAAATGTCCGCTAATCGTGAAGCAATCTTTGATGAGGCAAGATTACTCATACAAGATCGAGGTCGAGTTTATGGATCTCCTTATACCAACCACAAACGAATTGCAGAGCTGTGGAGTGCAATCTTGGAATTCCCAATTACTGCACACCAAGTTGTCCTTTGCATGGCAGGGGTCAAGATCGCTCGTCTGGTTGAAACGCCATCACATCACGACAGTGTTGTCGATGCAGTTGCATACCTGGCATTCTACGAAGACGTTGTCAGAGGTCAATTAGATGACGATCAAGAGAAATTCTAATGCCAGTGTTTGGTGTGATTATTGTAAAGCGCAGTATGGAGCGCATACGATCAAAGGTCAGAATCCATCGACCTGGATCTCAACAAGCCAAAATGGCTTACAAAGAGCCTACTGCGATAAATGCAGACACAGCATGGAGGCTTGGCATGATGGGAGCACTTGGGATCTTCGTGCACAACAGGAATACCGACAAGGAAAACAGGAGATAAATTATGGCTTTTAATTTGGAGGATTATGAAACTGTGGAAGAAAGATTATCCAAGTTCTGGAAAGACTGCCCAGACGGGCGAATCGAAACAGAGCGAGTTGTCGCAGCTAACGCTCCGAGCGATGAATATGTATTTGTGGCTCGGCTATTTAGAACTGAGGCTGATCAATATCCAGTATCGACTGGGTGGGCGAGTGAAACGAAAACAACTTCAGGTTTTAATAAATTTGCTTGCGAGTTGTCTGAAAGTTCTGCGCTGGGTCGTGCGCTCGCTAACTGGACTTACGCCAAAAAAGGTGCAAGACCATCTAAGTTGGAAATGGAGCGAGTACGAGAAGGAGATATAAACAAGCCTACTTACGGCGCACCAGGATCTCGAACTGCAGCTGTAGTTGATGCACTTAGAGCAACTGCAACTCCTGACTGGACTGCACCTAAGTTAGAAGATCCAGCACCAATTGCCTGGTCAGTTGATGATGTTGCACAATCATTAAATGCTGAAAAGGTAGGCGAATCCTTTAACTGCAAGCATGGTCAAATGTTACTTAAAGAAGGCACATCGAAGACCGGACGTCCCTTTAAGGGTTATGTGTGTGTTGAGAAAAGCAAAGCGGATCAATGCGATCCACAATGGGCAAAGATAACTGCCAACGGCAAGTTTTACTTCCCAGATCCAGATAAGGATAAATAAATGGGCGAATTAGAAATAGTCCAACCTGATGGCTTACGCATCAGATTCAATCAGAATGACACAGTCGTGCCTGACATAGTGCCACTCAATGAATGCTGCGACATGTGTAATGATCCAAGAATGGTGCACGTTGAGGGTTTACTGACCTGCGTGGGCTGTGGAGTAATTAACAGAATCGATTACGGGCATCATGCCTAAATACGATTACGAATGTCCTGGTGAAGAAATCGTTATCGAGTACAGCCTGCCGATTGTGCACTCTAATCCGTTATGTCAAACATGCGGTGCGGTCATGAGGCAGGTTTACCAGGCAACGCCAGCAATCTTTAAAGGCAAGGGCTGGGGCTCTAAGCCATGATAGAAGCTGCGGTAATGAAATGTAATGCCTGCAAGAAATCAACTATCTTCGAGATTGAATTTGGTTGGGATACAGTGCCAGGAGTAGTTATCGCAGAATGCCAAAAATGCTACCGCAAGGGTGCAAGATTAGAGGAGGACATTATGGATAAAGAGGTTGAGAGATGCCATTTATGTGGATGCTGGAAGATGCAATTTAATAAATGCGGTGCTTGTAAGGAGTAACGCCACGCTGTCTGACCTGCACTTATGATGAAAGGACTTGACTGTATATGATAACCTTTAGAAGACATTCGCCTCAAGGGCGAAAAGGCGAGCCCCGTAGGGGATGGCTCGCAAGGTGGCACCTAATCGCGACAGCTATGATTGTGAGCCAATTACTAGCCTTAGAGCCAGTACAAGCAGCTAATATAAACGTTTACAAGCAATATGCCTTTGTGCAATTAAATAACAACTTTACTGAATTCTATTGTTTAAGTGATCTCTGGTATAAAGAATCAAGATGGATA